AGGGTTTTTGTTCCGCAAATTATAGTGTAAAATCACACGATAAAATTGGCTATATTTAGGCGAGCGTAGAACTTTGCCCCTTCCCTTAATAATTTCTTTCCGTATCGAGTTAACAGACCCTTTCTTGGGGAGAAGGATTCTGGATCTAACACGACTGGTGTCTGAGTGAGTGGCACATATGGGCAGTAGAAATATCCACTATCCATGTATGAATCACCCTTATAACCCATAAGGAGCTGTCCAGTTGGGAACAGTGGATCCTTATATAGTCTCCAACGATTATTTACAGTTCCGACATACTGAATGCCGAGTGAGCTTGTAAATGTTTCTGAAGGAGCAGGAGCGAAGCCGGCAGTCGCAGTTTCAAACACTGAAGCAACTTCTGGTGAGGTAACAATGAAGTTAGCACCACCACGGAGTGTCTTACGGTGAATTACGTTACTTACTTCAACAACTTTGACGTAGAGTGACTCATACTTTTCCTTGATGGTATCACCAAGAGCAGTATTGAAGTCCCAAGCTGAAACAGTACCGGCGTTATTGCGGAGGTCACCAAGAACTTCACGATCGATTTCAAGGTTGATTTCCTGAGCAAGAACGGCAGTTAGTTCGGCTTCAGCGTCAAGATTGTGCTGTGAACGTAAATCCTGCTGAGCTTCATAGCTCCAGACAGCCTTTAGTTTACGAGTCTTAGCAGCAATTTCCTGACTCTCAATTGTCAAATTGATTTCTGGCATATCAGGGTTGTTTTCCATGTTGTATTCATAGCTGATTACAACCTTTGAACCACCTGAAGAACCACTCCAAGTTAGAGCTAATGTTCCGTTGGTAACATTGAGTGTTCCAGCGGTGACATAAGCACTTGGTGTACCAACGTTTGTTAATGAAAGGCTGCTTCCTGAAGCAGGAACAACGAATGTATTAACAACGACAGCACCGTCATAAACTGTACCAGTTACTGTTCCAGCAATTACTGGAATGTGCTCAAGGGTGGCACTTGTAACGTTGGCTGAAAGGTTCTCGTGAACTTCATTCTGAACAAACTGATGAGAATAGAAGACGTCGAGGTTAGCAGTTCCATCAGCAAGCTGCTGTAAACTGTTAGCATCGTCACCTGGGAACCCTACCTTGTTACTAGCACCACGAACGGCACCCTTATCACTTCCGTATCTAAAACGGAGGTAATAGACAAGACCGGTTGGTCCGAGCAATGGCTGGACGCTAACGATCTTGTTAGCAATCAACTGTGGATAAATACGACGAACAAGAGGAATACTGATTCTCTTGAATTGAGCAACGTCACCTGTGTCGGTTGCTGATTCATTGATCAGTCTCTGGTTTTCGAGGAGAACGGCTGTGTTATTACGGACAGTACGATCTTCGATGCCGTCTAATAAGCCAGTCTTCTTCCAACGAGATTCTAATTCCCTTGCCTCGTTAAGAAATTTAGCATTTATATTCATATTTCACTTTCTATTTATAAAACTACTTATAAATCCTTTATATTATTACTTAATTGGTTTTTCTAACACCAGCTAAGACTTGTAAATCGTTAAAGCTGCCATCTTCGCTAGCATTTTCCGCAATGATAGCTTCACCGGCAACTAGTTGTCCTCTCCCCGATACTTTCTTACTCTTTTCGGCTCTTTCATTCTGTTCATTTAATACTTCTTCTTTTTTGTTCTTAACAACAGTTTCTTTTTGTTCATTAATAACATTATGAGCACTTCTAACGGCTTCGTTAAGCTTAGTATTCTCTGTGCTTAAACGAATGCTTCTAGCCTCAAGAAGCTTAATCTGACCCTTAAGATCATCAATAGCTTTCTTGGCTTCTTCAAGCTTGCCTGTTGAAGCAACTGCATGATCTTCATCACTTAAATAATCACTTGTAATATCAACGATCTTATCAAAAGCACTCTTGTACTCAGATGTTCTTGGATCATTGACTAGATCATGTTTAGCCTGTTCATAAATTTCGCTACCCTTGAACTGTAGGAACTGATCTACTTTATCGACAATGTAATCCTTCATTTCAGCGAGTTTGTTGTCATACTCTTCATAAAGAGAAACTTCGATGTTTTTGTTCTTGCTTCTCTCTTCTTTGAGCATTTCATAGGCTTCTTCATAACCTTCTTCAAGAGCAGCCTCATATTCTTCGCTCTGAACTTCAAGACGGTTTCTTAGTTCACTGATAATTGAATATGCTTCGGCATAACCACTTTCAGCAGTTGACTCAGCGTCTTTTAATTCTTTTGAAAGCTCAGAATAAGCTTCCTCAAGCTTGGAGTTATACTCCTCTTCCAAACTAGTCTTAGCCTCAGCAAGCATTTCCTCAATGGCTGAAACTACTTCACTTAACTGATCTTCAGGCAATAATTTTTCAAGTGCCTCTTTGATTTTTTGATTCATGAGCCTATACCTCGCTTTAATGAATTAGTTGAATTTTCTATTAGTGTTCCCAAGCATGCAATTAAGGCTTGCTTATTACCCTTATATATGCTTCTGCTTTCATTTTTTCTAGAAAATTCTTCATCCGCAGAAGAATTTTCAACATTAACTATTGAGCTTTCCTTTTTAGCTGATGGGCTTGATACTTTTTCTTGATAAGCAGCATGAGTGCTTGGATCGGCTACAGCATCAAAAGTGATAAGCTTGTAACTTTCTCCGATTACAAGAATACCATTCTCATCAACTTTACCGTTGCCAACACCTCTGCTGCTGATACCAATTCTTACACCATCATTCAAAAGACTTTTCAATATTTTGCCATGAGGAGTGTTAAGGATTTCTCCCTCACCCATCAAAACATTTCCTTCCCACCAAAGTTTTGTAATAACATGGCTTGCCTTTTCAAAGTGAATAATACTATCTGTTGGATGGTCTAATTCACCAATCAAGCCTCTGTTCTTAACACACTCTTGTAATTTTTTAATATTCTCGCTGAGAACACCAAAAGGATACATTCTCTTGTTTTTATTAATTGCTTCAGCTTCCTGGAATTTACCTCTGAACTTAGTGAGTCCTTTATCGCTAACGGACTCATTAAGATCCAGAGTAAAGCCAGAGTTACTGCAGCTATCTACAAATAGTATTTCTTTACTCATTTTTTATCTCCTTATTTCATTTGGCAAAAGGATTTCGAAGATTTGGCCAAGTGTCCTTACCTTGTTCTGTGCCAAGATCATCATTATCCATGTCAACTCCCTTATCACCCTTCATGGTAAAGTCCATGTCTTTGAGTAAGTATGGATTACTTAGTGAAGGATAAACGCTATCTCCACCAATGTTACCCCATCCATTGTTCATCATTTCATCATCAAGATCATTCTTGATGTTTTTTCCATCGCTTACAGGACTCCTGCCAGAATCTACTACTCCTCTATCTTGAGCATCAGAAGCTGGGGAGTAACTTTGTTTGGCGTGAGCATGAAGCATTGGATGATCACCTGTTGGCGATACTACTGGATCCATTGTTTCCCACTCTCTGCTGTTCAAATTACTTTCGTAGATATCTCTTAGATAATTAGCAACAAACTCAGCAAGCTGAACATCTGGTTCTACTTCTTGGTTGACAACATAAATGCATTCCTGTAGCAAAGTCTTTGCTTCAGTTACGACTTCAGAGTCTCCAAGGCTTTCAGCAAGCCTAGCAAGATTGTCAAGAGCCTCAGCAAGATCAGAGAATACTCTTAGATCTTTTTCTTGTGATGCATCAACATAGCTGTATAGCTTGTTTGCAACGTCTTTGAATTCAACATACTTGTCGGTACTTTCAAGCTTTACGCCAGCCATACCTACCATTTTGCTTACTCTTTCAGAGTAGGCATCAAAAGCTGTTCTAAGAATTGCTTCAGCAATAAAATCGCAAGTGTTATCATCAAAGTTTCTTGAGCCAGCCATTTCAAGGCAAGACTTGACTGTATTAGCCATTTCTTCCTGAGTTAGATAAAGAACTTCAGGGAAAGCTCCAACAGTGTTTTCAAGAGCAGTTTCAAGACCACTGTTGTTAGAAACATTGTTGTTCTTCTTGATTTCTACAACACTTCTTGCAAATCTTTCGTTCTCATCAAGC